CTGGACCAATACAGAGCCTCACCCCCCCGAAAGTGCTTGCACACTTTCGAGTATTTGAGGATGTACGGAGCTAAAGATGCTCTTTATAATTTCTGATCACGAAACCACGCCCGAGGGCTGTGGGCCGTGACCAGTTTGAAGGAGAGTAATCTGGAAGTTCCCTTCCAACACAATCAGTTGTCACGTGATGTGCAACGGACCTATTCTGTTTCAAACACAGGACAGTCCTAGTCATTACGTGCCAAGCGTGAAACCAAAGGCTTATGAGACCTTCCCAGCATCGAGGGTGGCTAAACCCAGGATCCTGGCTAGCAAGCTAGGGTTGCTCCGTTTGGCCGCCATCAGAGTCGGGAGAGGACTCGCGTCCAACGCCCTTCTCTGCCAACGCAATGGCTCTGAAAGCCCGAACTCGCCATCGTTCCCACAGACTGTAAATATTGGAAAAGGGTAACTTTATCTTCGCCGTCGAGTCGGAACTCACCCCGAGTCCTTCTCTAAAGCGAGAGATTCTGCTAGCCCTCTCCTCTATTACTCCCACGACTTGTGTAAAGACGTGAGAGGCTTGATCTGCCCGGAAACGGATATTGAGTTTTGATAAGTGTTTGAGAGATGCTTCGGCTTTATCAGCACTTTCCTCAAACTCAACTATGGATTTATTGACCTTTGAGTCGATGAATCTCTCAACCGGCGTAGGGATCTTCAACTTTTGGACCTCGGAAGAGGTACCGAAGAAGAAGTCGCTCTGAATATCCTCAATTCGCTCCCGTATTGGCATAAGGAACTCTGTTAAGAGCGCCTGACACCAACCGGTAAACTGCAATTGGACATTCTCGGCAAACTGCACCGGAAGAGAGGGACCACCGACCGCGAGCCAATCGATCCATGTTGGACGAGAGATCGAAGTCTGAGCAGAGGGGTGAGACAAGATCACTAACAGACCACGTAGTCGCGAAGGGATGTTACTCCATTTCGCTCCAACGCGATGTGTAGCTTTCATGCCAGCCCCAAAGGCCAGCGCTATTTGACTCGCTGTTAGGCGAACACCTGAAAACGTCGCTCTTTGGACTGCCGCGAGGCAGGCGCTAAGGGAGGTCTGAGAGACCGCCCAAAGCTTCCAAGGAAAGGCGTGACAGGGCTCACCAGCAACGTAAACGACCTTCGCAAATTCACATGATTTCCCTCCGGAAACCATGGACTTCGCTAGGCCGATTTCGATGCCAAGCAAATCGCATAGGCGCCGATACTTGGCTGCAACTTTGTCAGTTGCTATGACTACATCGTCACCAAGTAATGCGTAAAGCTTGAAGAATCCTCTGTGACCACTAAGATAAGCGGCAAACTGCACAAGAGCATGATGCGTTAAGGAGAACGCCGCCCAACTAGAAAGAGCCCCCATGGGCTGGCCTACCGCATACTTGTACGTCACTGACCCCTTCAGTGGCGCCTTGTACGCTCGGTCAACCATGAGGTTCTTCCAGTGATAAGCGTACTCCCGACCGAATATAGCTCCAATTACGAGCTCCTGGAGCATAACTGGGAACCGATCCGTCGCAGCGGACAAATCAAAGGAATAAAGAACCTCTCCTTCAGGCAACTTCGCCAACAAGGCCTTTACAGGCTTATGCTGATCGAAAGTCCCGTCTGTGGGGAGAACCTCTAAAATCCCAAAGATAAAGTCATGCAACGGTTTCAGTGCACATTGTGTCCAGTAGTCCGTAATCGCGAATACCCTTACCTTGCCCGCCGGTTCCATTTTGGTACTTAATCGACCTGAGGCGACAGACAAAGGTCTGGCAGACTTATCTGCTAATTCAGCCTCAGCCTCGATCAGTCTCCAGAATGAAAGCGTCGTATTAACTTGTTTAATATGGGCGAGGTAATCCCAAAGGGATTCACCCCACCTTCCACTAATCCAAGCTCTGGCTGACCGTCCCCGAGACTCGAATGACGAAGTTACATAGTCCTTGTCACCCTTTGTCCCAAAGTCGCCGGAAAGGCGTACGTCAGATTTAACTCTAACGGACGCTGATCCCGATGAGGTCAGAGGCAATGGCTCGGGTTTAAGCGTTGCAGGATCCAAATCCAGTAACGGTCCCTCGTCATAGTACTCTTTGGTTATAGAGGGTATAAAGTGTTTTACCACAAATACCATAAAACCTCCAAGCAGCATGTCCGAGATCACCTTACCGGGTCTGGCTATGTTCTTATCAAATTGCGCCTTTAAGTTGACCTTCCACTGGAAGTGGAGGATCCTATAAAGACCCAATAAGGTAAGCCATAGGCGGATCACGGTTCGGTCACCACGTCGAATAAGCGCCCGGTGCCTCTTCGGAATTAACCGAGGAAGTCCGTCACGCGTACGAGACACGGCGACTTTACCGATCTCACGGCTCGTCGGCTTCATCTTGGAGCCGGGGAGACCCTGCATCAAAAGTACATGGGCTACCTTCAAATGTAAGGTCAACCCTCGGGTACCTCGGTGAATTGCAAGCTTAGAGCAAGCTTTAGCAAAGTGGGCAAGAGCTAGAATATGGTCCTTAGTTACTCTCCCTACCGTCAGACGCAACACGCTGAGTAACGGTTGCATCAGACGACGCCAGACCTTCAGATCTGGCCGCCACAAACGCATCTTTGAGACTCCTATTTTACCTTGGCGTGTGATAGCCAGAGTTTGTAAGAGTTTTATCATTGATGTGCTTGTTGTAGTCTGCCTAGGCCGATTGGCCTAGGGGCTGCAGGCGCGGCTTGGTAAGCCGTTAGGATTGTGTCCTAATCCAGGTTGTCCTGAGATTGAAGGAACAAGGTCCAGAACCCCCGCCTCCGTCACCGCCTCCTTCGGAGGTTAAGTGCCCTTGGCGATTTATCCTTTCCCTGTCTCAACCTCTCAGGATACCTGAGTGTGTAGTCTCCACTCAGAATATAAGAACGTTTCGGCATTGGGCTGATGTTACCCTTTGACACAGCCAGTCGAATGCTTGTATTACCATCCGAAAGGTGATGTCTAGCTCCAACAATTCGAATACCATTGTGGTACACACACCATATGGTCCTTTCGAACCACATGCCTTGGAGAACCCATCAACAAAACCGGAGATCTCAACTGGGCCTGACCTGTGAAGGTCTTCCCTGGGACGTGCACCGTAAGGTGTCGTAGCATGAGAAACTCTAACTAAAGATGCCGTGGCATATTAGCCAGTAATGCTGGAGTCCGCTCTGGACTTTGAGCAACGAACGGAATATCACCG